GTATCGGATCGCGCCAGGGCAATCGCCAGCATTTAATCGATCTGCCCATTCCTCAAGCGTGTCCGCACCGGCAAATTCAGCGCCAGCCTTTCCTGCAATGGCTGTGATGGCACTAAGTGCCTTTCCTCCTGCATAACCTTCATGGCTGATCGGGAAATACTCAACCACACTTGGATCGCTCAGGCCACCATAATAGGACACGGCCAGCATCTCCTTGCCAGATGCCCTACTGATGTGCTTGCGCCAGTTCCAGGCAGTCAGGGCCATCTCTGTAGCGTCCAAGCCCATGATGTCATCTTGGCGCAGCTTTAACTTCTGACGCTCAGGCTCAGGGAAAGCCTCTCCGCAGGCTGGGCAGACCTTGGCGCTGATGTGGACCAGCTCGTCGCAATTATCGCAGACCTTGACCGGAGCCTCGCCATTGCCCTCGCCCTTCGGCTTGTGGGGATTGATCGCCGTGATCGGACCATGCGTCTGCACCACCCCTGCGAAGTCCAACACTAGGCAATGATCGGTGTGGCTCTTAACCCGCATCCCGCGACCGGCCATCTGGACATAGAGGCTGGGCGACATTGTTGGCCGAAGCATGGCAATCAAATCCATGTCAGGATAATCAAAGCCGGTGGTCAGGACGTTGGCATTTGTCAGCGCCCGCAGCCGCCCTGACTTAAAATCACCCAGCAATCGCTCACGCTCGGCTGGTGGCGTTGTCCCGATCACGCAGGCGGCGGCGATTCCATGCGACTTCAGCACCTCGGCCACAGCTTCAGCATGGTGGACGCCAGCGCAGAAAAATAGCCAAGCCTTGCGGTCACCGGCTAGATCAATCACCTCACGCACAACCCGCAGATTGTTTTCGTCGGTATCGACTGCGGCTTGAAGCTCGCTCTCGATGAACTCACCGCCTCGCTTGTGGACGCCAGTAGTATCCAGCGCGGCCTTGGTGATCTTGCTCCGCAGTGTTGAGAGATGGCCTTTATGGATCAACTCCTCAATGCTGACCGGCTCGATCAAAGCATGGAACAGCGCAGGCGCATCGGTGATTAGGCCATGTCCCAGCCGGTATGGAGTAGCAGTTAGGCCAACCACACGCAGCGCAGGATTGATTGCCTTCAGCGCGGCCAGGAACGTGCGATAGCCGCCTTCATCCTTGTGGCTGACCAGATGGCACTCATCAATGATGCAGAGATCGATGTGGCCGACCTGGCTGGCGCGTTTCCTGATTGACTGGATTCCGGCAAACGTGATCGGCTCGTCAAGGCGTTTTGAACCCAGCCCAGCCGAATAGATGCCTAGCGGTGCGCCAGGCCAGTGCAGGCGCATCTTCTCGGCGTTCTGGCTGATAAGCTCCTTGACGTGGGTGAGCATTAATATCCGTGTCTCAGGCCAGTTCTGGATTGCGTCCTTGCAAAGCGCAGCCACGATGTGACTCTTGCCAGCACCCGTCGGCATAACCACGCATGGATTACCAGCATTCCCAGCCGAAAACCACGCATAGAGCTGATCAATGGTGCGCTGTTGATAGTCTCTCAGCATTGGAACACCAAAAAATAGCTATGGAACACTCGCGCGTGCTTTTGCGTTCCGTTTCTATTTGGAGAAGGCATTCGATGCTTTGCAGCGAGAATAAATAGATCGAGCAATCGGAATCCGGCGTCTGCTGCCCATTGGATAACATTCGCATGAGTGCAGTGCATTCGATGATTGTGAATGATGTCTTGGCATTTGAATATCAAAACACCCTTTTTCCTCAATAGGCGTGCGCTTTCGTCCAGAGTCGCTTTGTAATGAGCCTCCAACTCATCATAGCGCCAATAACCAGCAAACCGCTTTGCCATAATCATTCCGCCATTTCCTTCTCGTCCAGCCCGAACATAAGTTAGGAATGGCGGATCAAAAACGATTGAACCCAAACTGCTATCTGGGAGAGGAACATTATCACTTGATGCTTGTTCAACATCTGGCTTCTGAGGATCAATATCGAATTTATATTCAGGAGCAGGAATATCTCGCCAGAATGCTCCGTTTCCAAAGGTCAGATCGCATTCAAGGCCATCTGGGCAGTGAAGATTTTGGATTGACCTTAGAATTTCCGATTGATCGAAATAAATAGACCTTACAACGCTCATCCCACAATCTCCGCACCATCAAACAGCGCCTTGGCTGTTTCAACCATCGGCTCTCCGCAGGCTGATGGATTCGCAATGATCTCGCGGCTCTTGTATCCATTGGCCCCATTCTCAATCACACGATCACCGATCTTCCACATGACGGAATGCCCATCCTCGGATGGTATCATGTCCCACGGCACCAGATCGGGGTGCAAGATGTGATCGTCGCAGCCTTCGTGCTGGAAATCGACAGGGATATTGTCAGCCTCATGGCGTTCGCAGCGCCAAGTGGAATCCGCCATCGCAGTGCTGTGAGCGCAAGTGCGGCAGTTGGCGTGCTTGGTTGGCGCAGCCTTGTGGCAAAAGCTATGTGCTGGGCAAAAGCGGCACTGATACCAGGATGGATCGGCGCTTATAGGCTCCGGCATCCTGTCAGCTAGGGCCAGCCGATGGCCTCGCTCAATGGCCTTTTTAGCCACAGATTTATCATAACGGACCCGCTCGGTATAGATGCGGTCATCATCTTTGCAGACAGCTAAATAAAGCGCACGATCAATATCTGATCCGTGCATATAAATTTGCATCTGGATAAAGTGCATCGGCTTGGACTTCTCAACGCCATTCTTCACCATATCGTCAAAGGACTTCTTTGCATGAGTTTTAAACTCAGCGATGTGGCGCTTTTTTGGAGCCTCCGGCACGCCAGACTCAATGATGCCATCGAGGCTTCCCGAAACGTGCGAGTCAAAGTCCACCCGTGCCTGGCTCGATCTAATATCAATGCCGATCGCACGAAGATCAGAGATAATGGTCGCCTCCTCCATATGGCCTCGGCGGAAAAGACGGAGAATCCGTCCTGGGAATGGCTCCACCACCGCCCAGCGGAATGATAGCCAAAGCCATCTATCGCAGGGGTGGCCTAGTGTGCTGCAACCCATATGGGAGCGCGGTCTTTCTTGCTGGCCCTCGTGGTATTGATCGATCAGGCTTGATATGGTATTAGTTGGCTCTGGCAGTTTCATGGCTGTCTTTCTCCTTGGTGAAAATTAGGCCCAGCCAGAATCCCCTTTCCTAGCTGGGCCTTTTTTTGTTACTTAGCCCAAGGTGGCTTGCTTCCGGCTGGCGCGTTTTCCGCTGCTGGAGCAGCCGGCACCTTCTTGACGGGGATCGGGGTAGACCCACCCTTTGCTCTCCAGCCGCCAATTTCGTTTCTGTCATCGCCATAGCCGTTGGCTTTATCGTTTTCAGTCGGCTTCCTGATCTTGATTTTAATATCAAGCTGCCCGCCAATAAGCTGATCTGTGTCATCAACTTTCGGCAAACCAATAGCCCGCATGATTTCACCTAGCTGCTGGCGTCCGATTTCCTCGGCCTTCTGGCTCTGATTGCGAATGTTTAAGTTGCCAAAAACAACGCGCCCCTCGTGGCTCGGCCCAGTGATGTCGTAACGCATATCAATCTTTTCACCAGTCCCGCTTTTTGTGGGGCTGAGATCGGCCTTCGTAATGGTTGCGCTATACCAACCTTCTGGGATCAGATCATAAGAGCGGTCTGAAACAGGAAGGCTGTCAGTCGAATACGTTTCTCCAAGAAATGCCATGTCATTAATCCTTTACAGTAATGGTGAAAGAAGGACGGCCAGGTGTTGCCGTGATCGCGTCCAGTAGCGGAGTAGTGATTGATGCGTCTGCTGCTTTCCATGCGGTCATCGCAATCTCAGGCTTCCAGCGAAATAGGCTGGAAAGGTGATCAGTCAGACCATGCTCGGCTGCTAACTCCTGAAGTTTATCTGCATTGACCCTCCGATTGATCCGACCCTCGATCTTGATTTTATAGGCATCGGCATCAATCTTCTTAGTTCCATCCAAGTTTTCTGGGATGGCAAACTGTTTAACCAGTTTGTCCTCGATCTCTCTGCGTTGCTTGATCGCCGCAGCCTCACCGGCCTTGGCGTTAATCCAATCTTGATAGATACTCATGCCGCACCTCCGATCTTGGATATAATAGCGCCGAGATCAGGAGCTTCCCAGCCTTCCAGTTTGCCGGAGCGATCCTTGGCAAGCCAAGTGCCATCACCGTCACACATAAGGGCACGCTGGGTTGAGCCTTCCTCATCACGTTCAACCCGAAGCGCCAGCACTTCGTCAAAGAAGTATGGCAGCCCTTGCGTTAGGCTCTTTCCCGGCATTCCCGGATTGTAGAGGAGCTTACCCATCTCGTCCTGGCTCTTCTCCAGCTTGGCAGTCATAAAGACGTGCTTACCTGGGAGGTCGCGAAATGCTCGGATCAATTCCTGCATGGTTGTATTAAGTTGACCGTATGCAGCGCGGCCATCCTTATTGCCTTTCAGCTCGTGCGCCAGAACAACTTCAGCAACCTCGCTGATGCTATCAAGCGCCACGCTTTCAAAGGCGGATGCCTCTTTGCTGTCTTTGCACCAAGCAAACGCTTCCGTCAGATCGGCCATGTTGGCAATTTCTATGTAAGGAATATCGGCATCCTGAATGGAAAGCAAACCGCCTTCAGCCGATAGGACCACCGGATTCGGCAGCGTCTTTATTAGTGTGGTCTTGCCAGAACCCGCTTGTCCGTAGACCAGCAGCTTGACTCCGTTGGCGGTCAGTCCGCCTGTTTTCTTAAGATTAATAGCCATGACTATCATCCTTCGCCCCAGCGGCGACTTCGCGCGCCATGCCAATTGAAGGGCAGACGCGGATAAGGCGTTTGCCTTTGTATACGTAAAAGTCATAACCGTAAGACTCACGTACCTTGTGAATAGTGACCTTGTTCATGTTGTCTCTCCTTGCACCTGTCGGACAATCCAGTCGGTGCGTGAATTGCCTTTACATCCATGCCACCACTATGTAAAGGAGAAAAATCACATTAAAAGGGAGTAAGTTTAATGGTTGAGATTGCTTGGATAAGAGAGGGTTTGTTGGATAGACGCCCTAAAGTCGTAGCCGAAATAACTGGCCTTCATGTAAACACCGTCACACGCATTAGGGATGGCAAGGAAGGCAACCCCAAGATCGACACGCTAAATAGGTTGGCGCGTTATCTGATTGGGGAAGGGGAATAATGGCTGATCTCACAAGCATCCTTGGCGGGCCTTGGTCACCGCCAAAGGCAATTGAACCCGATCCGCCAGAGAGCCAATTGCGCGATGCAATGTCCGGATCAGGAATAACCCCGCCACGCGAAATCATCCTCGATGGCAAGATGCACCGCTTCAATAGCGGGACCAAAGGCAAGCCAGGGCATGACAAGTCCGGCTGGTATGTGGCTTATTCAGATGGAATCCCTGCTGGCCGTTTCGGCTGCTGGCGTGCAGGCATAGAATCCGCCTGGCGGGCAGATATTGGCCGGAAGATCAGCCCAGCCGAAGAAATGGCTCACGCTCGCAGGATGGCGGAGGCCAAAGCCTCGCGGGATGCCGAGATTATACGTCAGCGCGAGATTGCCTCCGATACGGTCGAGACAATATGGACGCAGGCAGGCGCAGCGCATTCCGATCATCCATATCTGGCCCGCAAAGGCATCGCAGTCCACGGCGCTCGTGTCACTGGAGATGGGCGGCTGGTTGTCCCGCTTTATACGCCAGACAGTAAACTGGCCTCGATCCAATATATCGACCACGAAGGCTCCAAGCTCTATCATTCAGGCGGACAGACTGGCGGATGCTTCTGGATGGTTGGGACTACCGACGAACTCGGCATAATCTACATTGCCGAAGGCTTCGCCACCGCTGCCACAATCCACGAGATCACGCACCGTCCCTGCATCGTGGCCTACTCGGCTTCCAACATAGTTCCTGTCACCGGCACCATTCGCGAAAAATATGGAGCTACGCAGGAGATCGTTATCGTGGCCGACAATGACTCCTCTGGCACAGGCCAGAAATATGCCGACCAAGCATCAGCCAAACACGGCGCTCGTGTTGTCATGCCTCCGATTGATGGAGATGCAAACGATTACGTCCAAGCCGGTAACGATCTCAAGATACTCCTCAACCCACCCATCACCGACTGGCTAATTCCAGCCGATGATTTCTGCATCGAGCCAGCTCCGATCCGTTGGCTAGTCAAGCACTGGCTGCAAGAACAAGCCTTGATCATGGTCCACGGACCATCAGGCGGCGGAAAGACCTTCGTGGTCCTTGACTGGTTTCTGCACATTGCGGCTGGGATACCGGAATGGCACGGACACAAGGTCAAGTCAGGACCAGCCGTCTATCTAGCAGGCGAAGGCCATCATGGTCTCAGGTCTCGCGTTGCAGCATGGAAGCAGCATCATAAGGCTGGGAATCTTGATATGTGGGTATCCAAAGCTGGGTGCGATCTTAACACGCCAGAGGGATATGCCAGAGTCGTCGAGGCCATTCGCGCATTGCCAGTCCCGCCCAGCATCATCGGAATAGACACGCTGCATAGATTCCTAGCAGGCGATGAAAACAGCGCACAAGATCGTCTCTTCGCTTCATTTCGGGCCGGTGAAACAAAGTTGCTCGTGGTGAGCAAGGTGGCCAACTTCTCGGTTGATCTCCCTGATGCCACTGTCGCCATTCAAGTCAGTGGTTCATTCGGGTCCCGCCAAGAGGAAGCC